TGTTTGAATTTTTCTACAGTAATATGTCTAAGATTATCATGTCCTTCTAATGAATTTGGTACAAAGTACGGTTCAACTTCAACTACTCTTATATATCTAATTCGAGGATTTTTTTGAATTACAGTGGACGTTTGTCTTTCCCAGTTTCCAAAGTATGTTGCCCTATCATGTATCTTTTTATAGTTCTCAGTACCAGCATACACATTATTAACTAATTCTTGTTTTCTGCCAAGTCCTTGATAGTCAAAGCCTAATATATACACCTCTTTAGGAAACTGATTGCTTGCAAAGTTGAGTGCAGTTGGTCCACTGCTCCAACCTAAGTTTGGATTAAAAAGGTTTAATTTTTCAACTGATCTGGTATATTTGTTAGGATTAGTCCACACTGGGTGCTTGTGCTGATAACCAGCAGTTGATATCTCTCTAATCATTTTAGTATCAACTGCAACAAGGTAGTCAGGAATAAACTCACGGAACAAGGCATTACAACCGTATATTGTTCCGTGCGCCCTTAACTCTTCTGGTTTGACTGGTTTACGACTTGTTCCGTTGCCTAAAACAAAAACAATGTCACTTCTTTTGATCTGGTCATTTGGACCTGGGCTGTTTGGAGCTGGTTTTGGTTTTGGTGGAAGCACACTTCGTTGCGCAACTTTAAGTTGTTGATTGTGAGCTGCTTTCTCTTCACGCTTACGTGCTTTACGTTGAGCTTTTGTTTCACCAGGAATAAAGGTTTTGGGCAAAAATTACTCCTATGCGATTGCTTCTTCACCGCCTTGAGCAGCTAGTCCATACATTGCCCTAATGTATAATAAGTCAGTTTCAGACTCTTTCTTATGAGCATCGTCCGCCCTACGTGCTCGATTAATATCTTTAAGAGTTAATCGTGTTTTTCTAGTATCATCAATGCTGATTGGTGTTTCGTCGTCATCAGAAACATACCTCTGGTCTTCTTGAGGTTCCATTGTTGTTTTATCAAAATAATATAACTCTCTTAGTATCATGTAATTATTTATGCCTCTGGTGTAGTATCAGGCGGAGTGCCTGCTACATCTCCAGCATCTCCTGTAATTGGATCATCATCAGCAAGTTCATCGCCCATTGCTGCTTCAGTATCGTCTGAAATGTCACTGCCGCTAATACCCGCGTCTCTAAGCTGGGCAGCAGCATCGTTTGGTCCAGCTGTGAAAAATTCATCATTCTCTTCGCGCCACATGCGTTCGTTGTCTGCAATTTCTTCTTTGCTTAGTCCTAAGAATCTTTGTAGTGCAAAACGGTTAGAAATAAACGGAACTTGCTGCATTTGAGTAAATGTACTAATTCTGTTGCTGTCAAGCTCTGCTTGTCTATAACTTGCAAAGTTTTGTGGAGGTTGAATTGTTAAGTCAAACATTGCAACATCAACGTTAATGCCTTTGTTGGTTAGATACAATTTAAATTCGTTGTTAAAAACCTGTGTAATCATGCTTTGTAAGCGTTCACAGTAGTTATTAAAGCGTAGCTCTTGTATGTAGGCAGTGCCTACTCTGCCGTCGTTGTACTGACTTGCGCTATCGTCTGCACCAGTTGGCAAGTAACTTGACGGTATTCTTAAACCTCTAAGTAGTTTATTGGTAAAATATTTTAAATCGTCAATTTCACCGAGGTTTGTACCGCCTGGTAGTGTTTCAACTTTAGATCCACGTCCTTCAGCAGTTTGTGGAAAGAAGTAGTCTTCGTTGATTGACAGAGGGTTATAGCTGCTGTCTATGACAGTTTGACCGCCTCCGGTCTTGGATGGGATTCGTCTTTGATGAATTTCCGTTTTTACACGCTCCACAAACTGCATAGCAAGGTGTGACGGCATGTTGCCCACATCAACGTAGAATACTCTGCGCTCTGGCGCACGTTGTACTCGATAGATAATAATTGCATCTTCGAGTAATTCTTTTTGTTTGTAAACTTTAAAAATACTTTCAAGTAAACTATTGCCAAAAGGAAAATTTTGGTCTAAACCTTCACTCATACTTAGGTGAACTACATGTTGAGCATCAATAGCAGTTTCGTTACTTTCAGTACTCCATCTGCTACTACTACCGTCAGGTGTTCTGCCTGTCATGAACTTTTGGTCAAGTGTTTGATAACCAGCGCCGCCTTGTGGACCATATGCTTGATTGGTGTTTATCTTGGTTGCACTTAGTCCTTCAAACGAAATATTAATATCTTTTACAATATATTGTTCAGGACGTTTGCCGTCACTTTCGTTAACAATAATTTTTGTAATGTTAGCAGGATCAACATGAAACCACTTTTGTGTTTCTGGATCTCTAATAAAAAATTGATCACCGTATTTGAAAGTATTTCTAATAATTTTAAAAATACGCTTTTCAAACTCTTGAATTTTGCACCATTGTTTCAAATACTGTCCAATAATTTGAACTTCAGTATTTGTTGGCGATTTATTAAATTTCATTTTGAACGGTGTTTCGTTCTCTTTGTTTTTCTGACTGCAAAATTCTGCCAAAATATCCAATGCAGCGTTCACTTCACTGTCATTGTCCATAGTATTGTATTGACCATAGCGTTCAATACGATTTGGTGAACCAACATATACATCAGGAAGATGACTGCTATAATTTGCTGCCGCAGGACCAACGCCCTGTCCTTTGCTAAAACTGAAAGGAGAGTAACTACCAGAAACATTCATACTGGTTGCAACTGGTGTAAAGTGTTTTTTCCAACTCATACTGTTAACGATCCTTTCAAGAAGTCATTACTAATACCGCTGGTGATTCTGTTATTTTGTTTCATTAGTGTTACTAATTGTGCGGTAGTAGTATTTAGTCTATTGATAGCACCTCCAAGGTCAGATTGACTGTTGTATGCTGCTGCTTCTTGTGGATTGAGTACACGCTCACCTGCATGAATGTTTGCTGTTGTATTTTCAGGTTCTGTTGTTTTTCCTGTAGCCCTTAGTGTTCCAATTCGTCTTTCTGGTAACGGCGGAACGTTAGCTATCATATTATTAAGTTGTGCCAGCTCGTCAAGCAATTGAGCTCCAGCAGATCTTTCATTAAGTAACCCGCTACTGCTCAGTCTTTGTAAATATGCAACATCACTTTCGCCTTGTTCTTTTGGATACATTTGCTGAACGCCAAAATTTTGATTTGCGAAATCGGATATTCCTTCAAGAGTTGCTGTTCTGTCTTCTTGTAATCCAGCTATAGCTTCGGCTCGTCGATCTCCAGATAATCTACCTTCCATTAATCCTTTAATCAAATGATCATACACTTGGGTAGCTAGAGCGCTATCGCTAATTGCAAAATCTCCTAGTAAACCTGCGTTGTTTAACATTGTTTTTAGATTAATAATCATTCCTTCAAACATATAAGATAAATTACCAATCAACGGATCGAATACAGTATAGTCCAAATTACTAAATGCTTCACTTATTTTGTTTGTTAGCTGTTGAAGCATTGTACCGGCACCTTCTCCAACATCTAAACCCATTTTTGCTCTTAGTTGATCATACAACGTCAAAGCTCCTTCTTGGGTATCAAAGCCCATTGCATTTAGTATACCGTTTTTAAGTTCTCCAAGTGAGGCTTTTGCTGCTTCACTATCAAACCAACCTGCAATTGAATCTGATGCTAACAATGCAACATCGCTAAACATTCCTTTTATTCTTGCTCTAAATCCTTCGTCTTTAAATACTCTTGAAATTGACGTGCCAATTTTAGAAAATAAACCACTGTCTAAGGAACCTCTGACTCCAGTTTCGTCCATTGTTCCTAAAAAGAAATCTAAAATCTTATTACCAGCAGCTACCAATTTATCTTTAATATACGTACCTGCATTTCCGCCTTCTTGGATATGAGCAGTAAAAGCATTAACTTCTCTTGTTATTGGGTCGATTAGGTTTTCCTTGACAAATGTATCAATTTTTGTTACAAAACTTGAAATTCCTTGTGTTGCGTTATCAAATGATCCGTCTTGCGAAACAGGACCAAACAACGTAGCAAACGAAGCTGACAAACTAGTACCTAGTTCTTTTAAACTTTCGAATGTTTTACTTTTTAGAAAGTTGTCTGTTATAAACTTTGATAGATCTGCAACAGCTTGTTGGAAACCTGCAAACGCACCTGTCACCGCGTCTCGTCTTTCTTGTTCTTCAATCATTTTATCAACATTGATTCCTGCTGCTTTTGAAAAACCTCCAAGTGTGTCAAACAATGCACCCATAGGTGTGCCTTGCAACAATCGCATTTCTGCTGGACTAAATTGGCTAGTTATACTATCTCGAATAGTTGGAGCAAGAGCACCAAATTGTCTCATAAACTCATTTGGATCCATGTTCTCAGCATTTTTCATAAGATCTGTAAACGCTTTACCTCCGTTTACCTGTTGTAGTGCTATACCTAAATCAGTTAGTCCTCCTGTACCACTTGAAATTTGTGTCAAGTCGTCTGTAAACTGTCCTCCTAACATCTGTGCAGCAAACGCAAGGTTGTTGGTTAAATCGTCAGCTCCTTCGCCTGCTCTGGCAATTAATGCTTGAAACTGAGCACTTTCTTGTAGTGCTTCGGTTTGATTTAAAAATTCTTTTCTACTTGCGCCTGTTGCTTTTGATAACAAATCAATTTGCTTTAGATAATCTGCACTACCTTCGA